CTTCGCCATATCCTGAGCGTGCTACCTGAGTGGCCGTCGAACAAAGTGGCCGAACTCCTGCCATGGAATGTAGACCTCACCAATAAATAGCCGTCAATACGGCGCTCACTTAACGCTTACGTATATAAACCACTCGAACTAACAAATGCTGCCTTCTGGTAGCGGGCTTCCCACATCCTAAATTCAGGGGGTTTTATGAATGACGTTGCGTTAATGGAATTACTAACGGAAGCCCGCCGCGCCTCGCGGTTGCAACTGTTGGAGTTATTGAGCGCTCGGATTGAACGTTTGGAAGCCGACAATGCTTCCCGCGATCAAATTCTTTCCATTCTGAAAAGCTGGATAAGTGCCCGTCAAAATGTTGGAGCCAATAAATCTCAGGGGGCCGCACTGTGGTAACTCTTGCTGGCACTCCTGCCAAACCTGACGTCTACCGCAAAGCCATTTCTTTATTAGCGCAATTTCGCCGAGGTAATCGAGTGTTTCGCCGTATTAAGCCACACGGCTACCTGAAAATAGATATCGGTTATCGCTGGCGATTACTGAGTAAAAACGGCGGTAAGGATTGGCGGTTAATGACTCACGAAACTTACAACGTGGAGTACCGAAAATGACGGGTTTAGGCCTGGCCATAACCATAGCCAGCATCTGGGCTGTTATCGCCTTTGGTCTGGTTGGCTTATTTATCTACCGCTATTGCAAGTTCTGCCGGGTATTTAACCGCCAGTGTATGCAACCAGAAGAACGTAATTACGACTAAGGATGCCTGATGGCGGATCAAATCGACATGGCACAGGAACGGCATCAGCTAATTCTTGACGCTCAAATCAAAAACGCTCGCTCACAGCCTTGCGGGCCTTCGGCACTTCACTGCGAAGAATGTGGCTCATCTATTCCTGAACCTCGCAGGCGCCTAATTCATGGCGTAACTACCTGCGTGCACTGCCAAGCAATACGTGAAGCCAAATCCCAGCATATGAAGTTCCAGGGGAGGCCCTCACCACGAAATGAGGATGTTAACGCTGGCTGGATGCAAAAAATCAAACCGAGTAGTACCGAGTGACGCCTGTATGAAAACACACTCCTGTGCCGCGCCAACTGGCGTTTTTACATTCAACTGTAATTCTCGCGATTTTGTTGTTCAACAAAAAGACGTCGCTTACTTCCACCCTTCAACAACTAATGAGGGGCAGTATTTCGTGATGATGCAAAACGGTAAGCAGTACCGAGCTGAAAACCTCGTGGAGATTACAAGGATGATCGGCCCAAGTGAAACAATCAGCGTGAGGAAGAAGCTTTGATCAAATTCACGTTGGTAAAGCACCAGGCCATCATGCATGGCTAGAAATTCCGGTGGCCGTCACGCTCCCACCCCACCGCTGCCATACCCTGGTAGCGGCGCGCCTGCTTTTGAATGGGCATTCTCATGGAATGCTCCGCTTCCGGTTATCGACTCGTCATTAAATCGACCGCCCGAGATCGATAAACAGACCGAAGAGCAGGTCGCCGCCACCCTTCGCGCACATCATCTGTTAGAACAACAACCACAGCTGATCCAACGCGATGTGCGCTACCACATCAACAAGCTGGAAGAATCCCAGGGCATCCGCCGGGGCAATGCATACTTGACGAAAAACTTCGTTGAGCGTGTATTGCCACGGCTTGATCTCGTCAGTGATAAATACCGCGCCTCCGATAACAACAGCGATGCCGCCCTGTGCCACCGCTTTAACCATCTGCCAGACGCTGGGCGAGCTGATATTGAACTGCTGGCGAAAGATATCGCCGCTGTCATCAAGCAAGAACTGAGCGTAGTCGATGAAGAGACTGGCCGGTCTTCTGAATTATTGAACGTTATGGCGCTTTATAAAGGGGCTGCCGCGCTCACCCGCAGGTTTAAGCAAAAGCCGCCACTGTGGAAAACCTACCAGGTAGCCAGCTGGAAAATGACAGTGGAGAACACCACACCGGCAGTCATGCGCATGATGTCAGAAGATTGGTGGCTGCGCCGCTTGCGACGCCATGCTGACCGCTGGAAAGAGCACCTGCATATTGCCATCGGTCACGTCAGCAAAAAAGCAACACCCTATGCCAGTCGGCCAACCGTAAGCGACTGGCGGGAACAGAAGCGGCGCACCCGTGAATTCTTAAAATCGATGGAACTGGAAGACGACGAAGGCAACCGCATATCGCTGATCGACAAGTACGATCACAGCGTTGCAAATCCAGCTATTCGCCGATGCGAGCTAATGAACCGCATTCGTGGTTTTGAGGATATCTGCAACGAAATGGGGTTCGTGGGGGAGTTTTACACCCTGACAGCCCCTTCCCGCTTCCACGCCACCAACAGACATGGCCACCGCAATCGCAAGTGGTGTGGAGCCAGCCCGGACGAAACGCAGCGCTATCTGCGTAATGTGTGGGAACGCGCACGCGCCAAGCTACATCGTAAAGGGTTCCGTATCTTCGGGATCCGTGTGGCTGAGCCGCACGGTGACGGCACGCCTCACTGGCATATGCTGCTATTCATGCGGCCCGAGGTAGTTGGTCAGGTGCGCAACATCCTGCGCGCTTATGCCTGCGCGGAAGACGCTGACGAACTTTACAGCGAACGCTCAAGAAAAGCCCGTTTCCACGCCGAAGCTATAGATCCGGAAAAAGGCAGCGCCACCGGTTACATCGCCAAATATATCTCGAAGAACATCGACGGTTACGCGCTCGATGGCGAGCTGGACGACGATAGCGGCAAAGAGTTGAAAGAAGTTGCTCCCGCCGTATCAGCTTGGGCGGCACGCTGGCGTATCCGACAGTTTCAGTTTATAGGCGGCGCGCCGGTGACGGTCTACCGCGAATTGCGCCGCATGGCTGACCATGAAACCGCACTTGGCCTGAGTGTCGAATTTGCCGCTGTGCATGATGCAGCCGACGATGGCCGTTGGGCTGAATACGTCAACGCCCAGGGTGGCCCTTTTGTCCGACGTGATGATCTCATTGTCCGCACCTATTACGGGCAGGCAGAAGCCACCAACGACTATGGCGAAGACGTGATCCGGATCCGGGGTGTATTTTCTCCCCCGGTTGGTATCGATACCCCGATCATCACCCGCATAAAGGAATGGAAGTTTGTTCCTGCCCGTTCCGTTGACCTGGCCGTTGACCTTAAGGGCGCGCCTGCGCCCTCTCGGAGTTCTGTCAATAACTGTACGGTGCAGCCGGGAAGGCTAAAAACCAAACAGGTTAAGGAGCCACCTCCACCGACTGAAAACCTCGATTTTGAGCGAATAACCGACAAAGAACGGCGGTTGTTGCTCCGGCGAATACGCAGCACACCGCCAGAATCAGTGAAAAATCCATTTATGGCCGTCGCCGAGGGCTTCGCATTACCTGACGAGGGGCTAGATCTGCCACCAATAAGGTCGGTATTACTAGATACGGCCAGCATTAAGCTGTGGCGGGAGCAAGTGCGCCACGAACAAGAACAACGCGCCCTGGCTTATTTCAGTCTGGATGATGGACAGGAAGCTGAAAATCACCGGCCATCCACGGCCAGCGCTGGCATTAACACAATCAAGCGACCACTTAGCAAGCTGGAGCGCCAGATCGGCAGCTTCGCCGAGTCCATTGGTTTCAGTCTGGATGCCTGCATTCTGAAATCGGTAGCCAAGGGGGCAACGGTCACTATCGACGGTCAGCGCTATCGAGCGCGGGCAGATGGTTGTCTATACCAGCAATCAACTCCGACAGCCACTACCGCGCTGACGCGGCTCACTGCGCTATGGCATCGGCAGATACCAAAGCAAACACGCCTTGTTGGCGACCACCTGAGAAAAGAAGCAATAAAACAGAAATCGGAGGAATAGCATGACCACATCAGCAGAACGTAAACGCGCCCAGCGCCAGCGTGACAAGGCGAATGGCATCACTACGCTCACTCTGCGCGTAGACAGTCAGGAAATGGCAATGATTTTGGAAGGTTGCCAGCAACGCAGGATTGCCCGGGAACCTTACGAGATAATGGAATATCTGATCGGCCTCATCCGGCAAGACAACAAGCTGTTGCATAAGCAAATGGCTGAACTACATAAAAGTAGTTGCAGGAAGTGTGGTGACACCTTACCTGGTGATCCAGCTGGCTGCTGTATGCAAGGTGACTCACAGTGCTGGCAGACGGCCGGATACAAAAAGCTAATGCTGATAACTCTATAGAACCTTCGTCAGACGAGAATATCAGCCGCGGTAGATTGGCGTGTATTCGCTCATATTTAAGTTCACACTTTTGCGACCTGAGTGATACCCAATCGAACAGCCAGCTTGATAGCAGAAGCGGCCGTTCAATATTGCGCTTTGACTCAATCTTTACTTCTCAGATTCGCCCTTACCGGGGCGAGTACTAAACTGAAGATCTGGCGAGAGAATTCCTGCCATCTCATATATCAGTGTACTCACATCTGTGTGATTCAGTTTTGCGAGTATGTAATCGATTCGAGAATGCTTAGCGGCATGGTGTCGAAGCTCGTTGGTGCTCTTTACAAGACGAGTAGCGGCGAGAATTCGTACCTCAATAGCGGGGGCTTTATCACTGGCGAGCATTGCTCGGAACTGGGATTTCAGCTCAGTTGTTGCAATAGCAGACCCTTCACTTATAACAAGGGCTACTAGCCCTTGCACTGATTTTTCCAGAATTCCCTGGCCAGATTCATGTCTACCGCCCTTCTTCGCCCAACCAATCAAGAGCTGCTTGCAACTTTCATAGAACTCTAGGCAGTTACGATCAAAGCCGTCTAATGCCGCCTCGACCAGATTCTCGGTAAGCGAGTAATTCTCAACGAAAGTTACTGATTCCTTGTCGTCCGGAAGCCACGACAGTGTCGAAATGAGCCAGTCGGCATGATTTCTAAGCTTATCTTTCAGATACGGTGAGCAGGCAGGCGCATTCGATAGTGCATTCAGCAGCTCTGAAATCCCAACAGCCCAGGAGATAATATCAAAGATGAAAGAGGATCGCTTCTGTACGGCAAGTAAAAGAAGCTCCTTCTGAGAAGCGTTAAGCCGGTCAGCCCAAGTCTCAATGTTGGCAATAAGCTCAACAGCACGTGTGTTGTCTACAGGCGCCTCTATTAACTTGTTGACCAGAGATGTGAGTCTACTCCGGAGTGATGAAAAGCTTGTGCTTGAAAAATAAGGTCCTAGCGTATTGCAATGTCGTGAACTGAATGGCGTGTCCGAAGATTCCAAAAAACGCTTCGCCGATTCGGTCACATTCGAACGCAATTGGCCGATCGGATAATCGATATTATGCTTTCCCTTTACAAGAAGATGGTAAGTGATGTCGGCAAACTGCTCGAATGCCGTCAACGTCACGGGTTGATGATTTGCATTGAATACACCGACGGTTGATAGGGTAGCAATCTTCCCAGCCATGCCGATAATCCCGCTCGGGTCGGTGTGGTCCAGCGCTAGTATTGACGCCTTCCCCATCAGCCGGATACCTTCCATCATGAGGTCTGGCATGTTATGTGGAGCAATAGATTCGACTGCAGATCCCATGTAACTCGCCGCAAGCGATGCATGGTGCTTACTTTGGTCACGTCCCGGATACTCTATCATCAGATACACGCCATAAAGGCCGCCGATACCACGCAGCGTGCTTCCCGCCAGTCGTTCGTCTCCCTTACTCAATGCAGTTTGCATTGTCTGCCGCATTAGCTCTAACGATGTATTAATAAAACCATCAGTAGCATCCGGTATTTCGTAGAAGGGATTATGTCCGACAAAGGTACCGTGCTTTGTTGCACAATAGGTAGCATTGACGAGCATAATGCAGTTAAAGGCGTATTCAGTAACTTCATAGTCACCTTGTTCCGCAAAGCGCTTTGCATAGGAAATTGCATAGTGAATTGCTTGGTCCGCTGTTTTAGTCCAGTCGGCGTTAACTTTGAAGAAATTAGCCTTGGCGACATTAAAATGAATTTCTTCACCGTCATTACCGACATTGGGAGGCGACTTTTCATTCATCAGGATTACGGCTTTATCTGCGAGATGATTCCATTTATGCAGATCACGTCGGACAGCGCTCGACATGATGGAAAGTTGTTCGATTGGATTGATAAGTTGGAGGGCACGTCGATATGCGTAGAGAAACAGTAGCAAGATTAAGAGTGTTCCCCACGTAGCCACAACAATAGCGTGAACCGCAAAACCTCCATTTTTAATCATAGACATAGAAGCAACAATGAGGGCTATAAAGAAAGAACCAAGAAATGATCCAAGTAGCCTTCTGTCGGCACTTAGCCTCCTAAATAAACCATGCGGCATTCGCTCAACATTGATCTGCATTGCAAAAACAACGAGCGAGAACGCAATAGCTGTTGCCCCGATTAGCGCCGATCCGGTGCCGCCAAGAAGGGTTCTTAATGCAGCCAAACGCTCGCTATTGCTGAAATAGACTCCGACCACACGCTGGAGTAGAGGTATCCCTAACACACTTAGTAGAATCCCTCCCAACAGCAAGAATGTCGTAAGCTTCAGTCCATGACTGAGACGCCATTGGTAAAACCGAATCCTTATGCTGTAAAAACGCAATGTAATGGATGCGTAAAAAATCTTGAATCGTGCTTGTAGCTCTTGCATGGTCATCCCGTAAATTCCTTCTCCCAGCCGACATATGAAAAGCTGGACCTTAGACGCGTTGACAGCGAAATGCAGATCACCAACTTACAATGTGCTGTTTTTCTTCAAACTGAGGACTACATTCAGAAGGTGATAAATTTATCTTAATGGATGCCCCACTTGAAGTGGTAATCCTAGAGTAAGCATACTACTTTTAGTCCACATACTTTTGATACTTCAGCACTTTGACTTTCTATCGATGTCAAGTGATGAACATAACACAATGTCGGTACATCGCTCGTTGTCGACCGTCTGGTTTAATCGTGTTCTAACACAGAACGCTGCCAGTTAAACCTGAACTAATTTAATGACGCAATCGAATTGAATTAATACTCGTAAAAATGAAAAGCCGCAGTAGACCGACATAAACCCCAGTTCATTACAGTCCTCACCAAAGCGCCTCTACAACACATAGTGGAGCACTTTTCTTTACGTCAACGATTCCCACCTTGAAGCTGATCTCCCCGTAGAAATCTGATCAGGCAACAGAGACGACCTTATGGGGCATGAGGTAGGCGAAATGATCCCCATCGATCCCCTAATCCGTGCCGTCCCCCCCGCCCCCGCGCTGCATACTTAAGAATTCACTTTTTATGCAGTAGGAATAACGCGTCAAACCTTGATGGCTGTAGCTTGAAAGGATGATTAGCCATGCAGGAAAGTATGCGGATTGTTGCACTTGGGATATGCAGTGTTTTTTATTTGAAATCTGGATCAAACCAGATAAAAAACACGCTTTACAGAAGAGTGACAACGCAATGTATGCCGGGTAACGTTAAGCAATCCTGCCACGTCACATTTTTATTTTCAATAGGCGTGTGACGTGTCTTTTTCATAGGAAAAATTGCCCGTGACATGTCACAGCAGCATACCACTGTACATATGCCTATTAATAATAAATTAAACATGGGAAAGCAATTTACGATGAATAAATCGCGCACCATAAAGCAATCAAATTAATTATTGTATATTGGCTTATAATTTCCATGGTAATATTCCACATTGTAAATCGAACATATTTTACAGTCAGCAACGAATAATGTGGTAATTTTATTATAGCGTTTACCATAACCAACGAGGGTAGACTAGGATAATAGATATTTCATTCATTATCTGTTAGAATTCTTAACTGTTTTATAAATCCAACTTAGTTTAGAGGTGAAAATGCCATTCTTTTCAAGGCGAACATTTCAGAAAATGATTGATGAAAATCGTTTATTTATGTCAGAAGAGGCAATTAGCACACTAATAGGAAAGTTAAATTCTGGTAAGATCGATAGCTTTCCTTTCTATTGGGAGGTGTTTCTATTAAATTTGCTTTCTAAAATAGGCAATGTCACCCATGAAAAAAACCACGGTGGAACTACCAACCCGGACATTACCTTTACCAATAATGAAATTGAATTTCTTGCTGACATCACTACAGTTTCTGATAGTGATCAGGAAAAAAACAATGATTATCGCTATTTCATGAATGAGCTTGGCCTTTTTTCCAAAAGAAGAGGTTTGAAGTATTTAAATGGCTTTGACATTCGCGTCTCTGGTGAATTAAAAGGAGAGCGAGGATCAAAGAAAGTAAAAATATCCTTACCCCCAAAAAACCTAACTCATTCATTCATAAAAGAATATCTAATTGATTTTATAGATGGTATTGTAAATGATGTTTCATCCCATCAAAGTATCACCGTAAAAAACGAGATTGCGAATATATCAATCAGTTATAACCCATCAAGTAATTATACTACAGGAGGGTATTTAGATTACACAAGCATTTACTCAATTGATAAAAACCCTATTTATAACTCGCTAACAAACAAAAATAAACAGTTAAAAAAATCAGGTTACCAAGGTATTAAAGGAGTGTTTATTTGCGATGGGGATTGCAATGAGTTAAGAAAAAAATATAAATCCGGAGTAACAAATTTTAGTGTGAAAGATATAGTTAATCATTTCTTTTCTAAAAATGATCGACTTGATTTCGTCGCTATAATGCACATAAGTCATCATCAAAATCATTTGAGCAATTCAAGCACGCACGCATTTGGATTGGATGTTTTTTACGCGAAAAATGACATGGCCGTTTTTTGTGAAAAGTTGCATTGTCAAATAAAGAAAGCCATAGGTACTTTTCCTCATCCGCAGCGAACAGCAAAAAATTCTTTAGGTCTATTACAGCATAACAACTTCCTTCCTAGTCCATCTAAATTTGGAGCATTCAATATGTCTAATGGAAAAATAACCTTATCATCAAGAGCAATATTAGAACTTATGACTGGGTCGGTGAATCAAGCCGATTTTATAAATGAACATAAATATGTCATCAATGCTCTTACAAACAAGCTTAACTCAGGAAGGTTACCTCTATCAATAACACTTTTAAAAGAAGAAAGTCAGGATGATGATTGGGTTATGATGGACTTCAGCGAAACGTCTGATCCATGCATTTCAAAATTCAAATAGCCCACTTATCTAAAAAGCTATTGATATATGCAATTGAAATACTCGTTCATAGATGCAGTGTATCACTAGACAACGACAGAGATTATTCGTTGTCTAGTGATAATCGGCTAAGAACGAAAAGACGTTAATTTAATTATGGCTCATTATATTTATTAAGTTAGTCGCTTAAACATCTGATTTCAGCAGCTCATAGGGTTTGAAACTGATCACCTCTTCCCCTGCCCACTCGTTTAACTCGCACAGCCGCTCTTGCAGCGGGGCCAGCTCGTTAATCGCGAAAACACGCGCAGCTTTCTCAACATCACCAAAACCACCGGTATTGTTCGGTAAAATCCCCATCAGTTGCGGCGGTGTGCGCTGGGCCGCAAGCTGATCATCACGAGTCACGTTCTTGATGTTCAAAAACTCGTCCTTTGCCGCGACTTCGGCCAGGGGGATCAACTGTAACCCGTCCGGCTTGCCGCCAGGCGCATACATAAACAGGTTGCGGAAGTTACCCGGCCCTTTCGACTCTTTCAGCGCTTTGCGCAGGTTGTCGATATCCTCCTGCTTGTGCGCAGCATCGTTCATGTACAGGATAAAGCCAGCATGACTGCCGTTGAGGTAGTATTTCCGGCGAAACAGCGTCGCCGCCTCGTTAAGCCAGATGGAGTTAAGCGAGGAAAGGTATTCGGGAACGCCGTAAATCTCCTGGTTAATGTCGGGATCCAACAGGTGGAAAATAGAACCCTCCGCAAACTGATGCGGCTCCATCCACGATTGCACGAACCAGTAAGAGTCAGTTTCTACACCACGCCGGGTATATTTCGCCAGGCTGGGGGCCAGCTTCATCAGACCGCCCAACCGGTTATAGCGCCCCTCAATAAAGCTATTGCCGAACACCATAAAATCCTGTGCGTAGCGGCTAAAATCCTGTTTTGACAGCAGCCGGTGCGGCTTGAACATACTCACTAAAATATTACGCTTCATGGTGATCGGTGAACTGTGATGCACCGCCGCGCGGAATGTCTTCGCCAGGCCACTAAAAGAGATCGGCGGTTCGTACCAACGGTCAACAATGCTGCATTCCAGATAGTCCAGGATTTCACGCCGATCCAGCATCGGGATCGGGTCGCCGAAGGTGAACGCCTCCACATGCTGCGCGCCGCTTTGTTTCTGCGTGATCGGCTGGGTGTTTTTGTGGCCCCGGTTGCGTTTGCTCATTTAAAAAATCTCCATAAAACCTGTATTGCTACCGGTTGCCCCTTCGAGCGGTTCATTGAATAAGGCGTGCATGACCGCCCAGGCCACATCACCGTGGCTAACACCTTCGGCACGACTGGTGACATAGGTTGCCCGCCGGCCCGTTGCGGTCATCTGCTTGCGGATGGACATAAACGCCTGGGCGATATCCAGCGCACCGGCGTCAAACTCCAGACGACCAGAGCGGATCACATCGCGGGCTTTCAGTACCAGATCGGTTTTCATTTCCAGGCTGTAGTTGATGGCATTAACCGCCGGGAAGAATTGGCGCACCAGTTGCGACACCGCGCGGCCAAGGCCGGTGTTATCGATGCCGATATAGGTCACGTTATAGCGCTCGGTCAGCGCCTTGATATTTTTGGCCTGGGCGGAAAAATCCATGCCGCGCCATTGATGGCGCTCCAGCACGCGGAACTTGCCGCCGGCAATCAACGGCGGCAAGATAACCGCACAACCTGCGCTGTCGCCGTTTTCAGAACTGGCAGGGTCATAACCAATCCAGACTTCCCGCGCCGCCACCGGGCGCAATGCGAAGGGTTTAACGTCCGTCCAGTGCTCCCAACTGTCGACCATGCAACGCTGCATTTCCCCCATCGGGAACACCGACGCGGTATCATCAATGAAATTGCACATGAACAGGTTTTCAAAGTCTTCATCGCTGTTCTCTTCGCGCAATTCATCCAGATCAAACAGGTCACAGCCACCGCGTAACGCATCCTCAATGGTGACAATCTGGCGAAACTGCTTATCTTCACAGAGCAGGCCGCTGGCCAGACGTTTATAGCTAACGTCAATTTCCCGACGTCTGTCCTTCGATTTGCCCTTGTTAAACAGCGTGCCATTCCAGAATGAATAGGCTTCATGGGTCATGCTGGACGGTGTGGAAAAGTACGTTGAACGGTAGCGCGTTTGCGACGCCATGCCCGATGCAGCCCGGCGCAACTTCTTAAAGCCAGGTATCCAAAAATACTCATCCAGATACAGGTTGCCCGGTCGCCCCTGGGCGGTGTTGGAGTTGGTGCCTAAGAAGTGCATTTCCGCCGCGTTTGGCAGAATGATAGTTTCCCCGCGCAGCTCAACATCAACCTCCTGGGCAAAGGCCATGATGTAGTTTTTGAACTGGTGCGCCTGTGCTTTTGAGGCAGAAACAAACATCTGATTACGCCCCGTGTCCAGAGCGTCGATCAGGGCTTCACGGGCAAAATAGTAGGTTGCACCGATTTGGCGACTTTTCAGAATGTTGCGAATGCGGAATTCTTTCGACAGTCCGGCCTGATACCAACTTCGCTGATACTCAAACATCTGTTCCAAAAAGATTTCTTTCAGCCGGGTGTGTTGCTCATCCGTAAAGGCATTTTTCTGCGTGCGCCTGCGCGGGCCAGCGTTACGGGCGGCAATGTTGGGGTTAAGATCCGCCTCATTCCCGCCGCCGTTGTATTTCCCTATGCGGGCGTGTCGCTCCGCCTGACGGGCCAATAGGTCAATTTCTTTAAGATCGCGCCCTTCCTTCTCCGGTTTCAGGATTAACTGACAGTAGCGGGCGGCGGTCGTGATTTGCATCTGGTCGAGTGGGCCGTAATCGTCCCACTTGTCGCGGCGTTTCCAACTGTGTACCGTGACGGACTTCTCCCCGATCATCTCGGCGATGCGGGCCACTCGCAGCCCCTGCCAGTAGAGATACATAGCTTGACGACGGGGATCCAAATCGGCACTGATAGTAATAGCGTTCATGTGCAATCAGCCTGAAATTCAACGTTTCAATGCCGAAAGGCTACCTACCCGCTACCGCCAACACCCTTAATGCACCTTGTACCATTGACCACACAAGGCCGCTGCGTTGTCCCCATTCCAGCCCCCGGCCACCATAAGCCAAACACGGCCAACACCGGCCACATTCGCTTACATGATCGGGGCTTATCCAATGCCAATTTCAAAATCTTTCCGTGTCGCCGTCGAGGGGGCAACCAGTGATGGCCGTCAGATCCAGCGCCAGCACATCAAAGAGATAGCCGAAACCTATAATCAGCAATTCAAACCTGCACGCGTCAACCTTGAGCATTACCTGAGCATTTTCCCTGACAGCACCTTCTGTGCTTATGGCGATGTGCTAGCCCTGAGTACCGATGAAATCAGCGATGGCCCGTTGAAAGGTAAGTTGGCGCTCTACGCCAAGGTTGATGCAACGGATGGCCTGGTGGAGTTGAACAATAAGCGTCAGAAGATTTTCACCAGCATTGAGTATTACGAAAAATTCGCAGATACCAACAAAGCCTATCTGACCGGCCTCGCGTTCACGGATAACCCTGCATCACTCGGCAGTGAAGCAATGAAATTCAGCTCAAATCACCTGGCGCAGCAAGGTCTGTTTTTCTCTGCCGCAGAAGAAACCACCCTCGAATTCGAAACATCGGAAACCGAAAAACCAAACCTGCTCGCCAGCATTAAAGCCATGTTCGGCAAACGACAGGCCTCTGATGATGCACGCTTTATCGACGTTCATCAGGCCGTGGAGTTGGTCGCCGAAAAGCAGCAGCAGGCCGAGGAAAAACTTTCCGGTCTGGATGGCATGAAAGACACCATTCAAAAGCTGACAGACCGACTGACCGCCAGCGAAACGGCATTTTCTGGGCTGGAAACCAAACTCAGCACCACCGACCGCAGCGACAAACGCCGCGAACTGTCAACGGGTGGCGAAAGCGCTGAGCTAACCGACTGTTAAGCAATCAATTACAGGCGGTGGTAGCACCGTTCTAGCCGATTAAAGGAAAAGAGAAATGAGAAAAGTAACCCGTGAGCAGTACAAGAAGTATGTGAACCAGATTGCCGCCATCAACGGCATTGATGCCCTGGATGTGGCGGGAAAGTTCACCGTGGAGCCATCTGTCAGCCAAACCCTGGAAGAAAAAATCCAGGAAAGCAGCGGTTTCCTGAAAACAATCAATATTGTACCGGTTGATGAACAAAGCGGTGACAAAATCGGCCTGGGAATTGATCGCCCGGTTGCCAGCACTACCAACACCGATGAAAAAGACCGTGAACCCATCGATCCAACCAATCTGGATGAACAAGGCTACATGTGTACCCAGACCAACTTTGATACCGCATTGAAGTATTCAAAACTGGATTCATGGGCCAAATTTAAGGATTTTCAGGTAAAAATTCGCAACCAGATTGTGAAACGCCAGGCGCTGGATCGCATCATGATCGGCTGGAACGGAACTAAACGTGCAAGAACATCCGATTTCACCGTCAACAAGCTGTTGCAGGACGTGAATATTGGCTGGCTGGAAAAAATCCGCAAAGGCGCGCCGGATCAGGTGATGTCAAAGATTTTGGATGAGGCGGGCGCTGTCGTGTCAGAAAAAATCCGCATCGGCAAAACTGGCGACTATCACAACCTGGACGCCCTCGTTATGGATGCCGTCAACGAACTGATCGCCGCCTGGTTCCAAGACGACACCGAGTTGGTCGCCATCGTCGGACGCTCCCTGCTGGCGGATAAATACTTCCCGATCGTCAACAAAGAGCAGGAAAACAGCGAAATGCTGGCGGCGGACGTCATTATCTCGCAAAAACGCATCGGTGGGTTGCAGGCGGTGCGCGTCCCTTCCTTCCCGGATAACACCATTCTGATCACCCGTCTGGATAACCTGTCGATTTACTGGCAGGACGGCACCCGTCGCCGCCACATCATCGACAACCCGAAACGCGATCGCATTGAAAACTACGAATCGGTCAACGAGGCGTATGTGGTGGAAGACTACCAATGCGCCGCGCTGATCGAAAACATCAACATCCTGAAACCAGCCGCTCCGGCACCGACGGAGGGTTAATCCATGACCAGCCCGGCACGCAGGCATAAGCAATATATCGCTGCGCAGCAATCCTCCTCGCTGAGTGAGGCGGCCAGCCTGAGTCACCTGGGCAACTATGACCTGCTGCTGTTCAAGATGCAGCAGGACTTGGCCAGGCTGAGCGGTGTTGAGTCCCACGACACTAAGGCGGAACTGAAACGCAGCATGATCCCCACTTACATGCCGTGGGTGGCCGGTGTGCTGCAAAGTGATGCCGGCAGGCAGGACGCCATTCTGATGCGCGTGCTGGTCTGGTTGCTGGACGTGGGCGACATGGAAACCGCGCTGAATATCGGCGAATACGCTCTCAAGCATGATTTGGTTGCCCCGGACGGTTTCGAACGTTCTACCGGTTGCCTGATTGCCGAAGAGTTGGCCGCCGCCGCACAACGCAGCATGACGGCCAATAAGCCGCTGGATACCGCGCAGTTACTCCGCGCTCAGCAGTTGCTCACAGGGCAGGATATGCCGGACAAGGTCAAAGCCCGGCTGTATAAATTCGCAGGGTATGCCCTGCGTCAAGACGGTGACAACGTGCTTGCCCTGGACACATTAAAAAAAGCCCTGCTCAAAGATGAAAACTCTGGCGTGAAAACGGATATCAAGCAGTTGGAAAAAATCATTCAGGCAGGAAGTTAACGAATCGCCCCCGGCGAGGGCGGCACGGGAGCCGCGACAGGTTTTAACCGCATCAACGCTCCCGTCCACCGCCCGACTCACAGAGAAAAAACCATGGTCAGCATAGCAATTGAACCCGCACCGGGCGACCAGAACCCCGGCAACAATCTGGAAATTGATGTAACACCGGCTCCCGTGCCACCGGTCAGCACAGTGATCAAAAATACGGGTTTCTGGCCGGATATCGACCTGGAACAGTACCGGGAAGATATGCGCCAGGACGGCACGATCACACAGCCGCGCCTGCTGGAAGCTGCCCGCAATGCCATCAATGAAGTTAACGATCGCCTGGCCAACTGGCGAAAACAGCAGCAAAGCGCGGGCTATAGCGAGTTGGATCAGGTTCCTGCCGACCGTCTGGATGATGAGAGCACCCGCGTACAGCTTTACCGCCGCGCGGTGTTTTGTCTGACACAGGCCAGCCTTACCGAGCGTTTTCGCAGCTTTGACGCCACTAATTCAGGCAACAAGCGGGCCGAATCGCTGGAGCCAACCGTTGACGACCTGCGCCGCGATGCGGATTGGGCCATAAATGATTGCCAGGCACTGCCGCGCATGACGATTGAGTTGATCTGATGAAAGTCTATGCGCATCAGGGCGACACCGTTGATGCACTGTGCCAGCGCTATTACGGCAAAACACAGGGCGTCACCGAGCAGGTATTGCTGAGCAATCCGGGCCTGGCCGAGCGGGGGCCAATTCTGCCCCACGGTTGCCCGGTAGACATGCCGGATATCATTCAGGCCGCATCGGTGCAAACCCTTCAATTATGGGATTAACCCCCTGCGGGCGGGAGGTGGAGAATGAAAATTATGACGGAAAAACTTGCCGCCGGTCTTAACTACTGCATTGCCGGCGGACTCTGCACCGGCGGTCTGGTCGACTGGTTCCGCCATGTGGACTGGAATCAGGTTGCGGTGATCGGCGGTTTTATCCTGGGTCTGATCACCTATCTCACACAGACCTATTTCGACTGGCGGCGCACCAAAGCCTATGAAAAAGGGGTAAGCGCCGGGATCATCACCGAACCGCCGGTAAAGCGCCGCCTGTTCCGTAAGGAGGCCGAATAATGGCGATGTCACCTACCTTGCGGAAAAGTTTACTTGGCGCTGCCGGTACTGGTGCGCTGGCGATCGCCACATTAATGATCCCTGAACTGGAAGGCGTCAGGCTTGAGCCTTATCGTGACGTCGCAGGCGTGTTGACAGTCTGCTATGGCCACACCGGCCCCGACATTATCCCCGGAAAGCGCTACAGCCTGGCGCAATGCAAAGCCATGCTGGATAAAGACCTGATCCCCTTTTCCCGTTCGGTTGAGCGATCGGTAAAGGTTCCGGCGACGGAATACCAGAAAGCCGCGCTGATCAGTTTCAGCTACAGCGTGGGGGTTTACGCTTTCGAGCATTCCTCTCTGCTGCGCAAGCTGAACGCAGGCGACACAGCCGGCGCGTGTGCTGGCCTCCGCCAGTGGATTTACGCCGGCGGTAAACCGTGGAAAGGCCTGATGAACCGCCGCGATATAGAGCATGAGGTCTGCACCTGGGGGCAAAAATGACCCGTATGATTGCCGCCATCGTCCTGATCCTGCTCTGCCTGCTAGCCTTCCTGTTCTACAGCAATCAGGGGCTGCGCCAGGTTCGCGACACATTGCAGGATGCCAACGGTAAGCTGACCCGCCAGATTGATTGGCAAAACAAGACGCAGCGTGCTGTTGCTGCCATAGACGAAAACCGAAGCCGGGAATTAACCGATGCGAAAAGTAAAATTGATGATTTGCAGCGTGATGTTGCCGATGGTCGTCGCCGGATGCGGCTCAGCGCCACGTGTCCAACCGCCACCGCCGCCAGCCTGGCTGATGCAGACGGCCCCCGACTTACTGACGCCGCTCAGCGGGATTATTTCACCCTCAGAAGTCGAATCGAAACCGCCAGCAGCCAAATAGCGGGCTTACAAGACTACATCCGCAATGTCTGCCTGGCGCAACCGTAGGAGCGATCATGTTAAAACCGGACTCACTTCGCGCGGCCCTGAGCGGTTCCGTAAAGTACGTGAAGCAAAACCCCGATTGCCTGCACATTTTTATCGATAAAGGGGTGATTTATTCCACCCTGGCCCCGTCGCTGTCCTTTGAATATCAGTACACGCTGAACCTTATCGTGACCAGCTATGCCGATGACGCCAATCTGTTGATCGTGCCCATCCTGCATTGGTTGCGTACCCATCAGCCCGACATCATGGCCAACCCGGATAAACGCGGCGATGGCTTTACCTTTGAAGCCGATTTCCTGAATAATGCCGCGCGGGATATCAGCATTGATCTGAAACTGACCGAACGTGTGATCGTCAGCGAGGACAATGGCAAGCTGAACGTCAGGCATGTGGATGAACCGCCACCACCGCCGAGCAACCTCAGCAGTTATGAAATCTGGATGGAAGGCCGCAAGGTGGCAACATGGACAGCTTAAGTGACTTCCAGAAGCTGGACGAAACGCTATCCGTGTTGCTACAGCAGCTTTCCCCGCAATCGCGCCAGGTATTCACCCGCCAGGTGGCCAAAGAGTTGCGCCAGCGTCAGCAAAAGCACATCCAGGAACAGAAGAACCCGGACGGTTCGCCGTACATACCGCGTAAAAACAAACGGCAGGACAAGCACGGGCGCATCCGCCGCAAAATGTTTACCCGGCTACGCACCGCACGCTTTATGAAAACCGAATCCAACACCGATGAAGCCGCCGTAACGTTTGCCGCCGGTGTGACCAATTTATCCGCCGTCCACCATTACGGCCTGCGGGATAAAGTCAGCCCAGACGGCCCCACCGTGCGCTATGCGCGCCGGCAGTTGTTGGGCTTCACCGATGCCGATATTGAATGGATCAAGGATCTGGCGCTGACACACATCGCTAAATAATCACCCCGCCTTACTGACCACGCCGCCTTGTGCCATCGCTGGCACAAAGCACACAAAATGCTCCACGCGCCCGCACGCGGCACACTGACAACATGAAAGCATCCATCGCCGAACTAAAACGCCTCCTGGCTAACATTGTGCGCATTGGCACCGTCTCCGAAGTGGACACGGCCAAAGGCCTCTGCCGCGTGAAGATCGGGAAAAATGAAACCGACTGGTTGAACTGGTTGACGCTGCGTGCCGGTCGCGTGCGCTTTTGGTCTGCCCCGTCAGTTGGCGAACAGGTGATCGTGCTGAGCATCTTCGGTGATTTGACCACTGGCTTTGTACTGCCGGGCATATTTTCAGATCAGTATCCCGCCCCCTCGGCGTCACCCGATGCTGTCCGCCTTGATTTCCCGGACGGTGCGGTTATTGAGTACGAACCTGAAAACGGCACGCTGACGGCAAAGGGCATGAAATACGCCGATATTCAGGCATCTGAAAAGATTAGCGCCACCGCCAACGTCGTGGTGGTGACGGCCAATCAGATGATCACCCTGGATGCCCCCGTCGTGGAATGCACCAATAAATTGATTGCCGGCTCACTGTTGCTCAAATACGGCGGCGAAATGTTCGGGAATATCACCCACACCGGTGGCAGCTTTAACTCCAACGGCGTGATCATCCACATCCATTATCACGGCAACGTGCAGAACGGCGGCGGTAATACCGGGGGGCCAGCATCATGATGTATCTCGGCATGAACCGTAACGATGGCCAGGCTGTCAGCGAGATCGAACACATCCGCCAGTCGGTCAGCGATATTTTGATCACGCCTGTTGGTAGCCGTGTCATGCGTCGTGACTACGGTTCGCAGCTATCGACCCTGATTGACCAGCCACAAAATCCCGCCCTTAACCTCCAGATGATGGCCGCCATTTATGGCGCAGTTCTGCGCTGGGAAACCCGCATTTCCCTTACGGCGATCAATCTCGCTTCCAGCGTTGACGGGGAAATGGTGGTTGATTTGGTCGGCAACCGGACAGACACCGCCGGGCGTATCCAGTTTTCATTACCGGTCAGGGGGCAATAATGGCCACCATTGATCTGAGCCAACTCCCCCGCCCCAATGTCATTGAAGCATTGGATTTTGAGACGCTATTTTCCGAACGAAAAGAGCGGTTAATCAGCCTGTACCCCGAAGAAGAACGGGAGGCGGTACGCCGCACATTGGGTTTTGAATCCGAGCCGATCGTCAAAGTCCTGCAAGAATCGGCTTATCGGGAAATGTTGCTGCGCCAGCGCGTCAACGAAGCCGCACAGGCGGTCATGGTGGCCTACGCCATCGGCAATGACCTTGAACAGCTTGGCGCAAACAACAACACGCCACGATTAACGATCGTCCCGGCAGATGCCGAGGCTATCCCGCCGGTTGAAGAAGTGAAAGAGTCAGACGCCGATTACCGTCAGCGCATCCCAGCCGCATTTGAAGGGATGAGCGTCGCCGGCCCGACCGGGGCGTATGAATTTCATGCACAAAGTGCGGACGGCAAAGTCGCGGATGCCTCCGCCATCAGTCCGGCACCGGCAGAAGTCACGATCAGCGTATTGTCTCGCGACGGTGACGGCACCGCATCCCCCGAACTGCTGGCCACCGTCAGCGCTGCGTTGAATGACGAGGCAGTCCGTCCGGTAGCCGACCGGCTGACCGTGCAATCCGCCCAGATCGTCAATTACCAGATCGACGCCACGCTGTACGTTTACCCCGGCCCGGCAATCGAACCCATTATGGCCGATGCTGAACTGCGCCTTAAAAGCTACATCAATGAGCAGCGCCGGTTAGGCCGCGACATTCGCCTGTCGGCCATCTATGCGGCACTGCATACGCAGGGCGTGCAACGCGTTGAACTGGCTGCACCGCTGGCTGACGTGGTGTTAGACCGCACCCAGGCGGCCAACTGCACCGATTATCGCATCAGGATCGGCGGTTCGGATGAATAGCCTGTTACCGTCCGGTTCTTCCCCGCTTGAACGGCGCGCGGCACAAGCCTGCGCTGGCATCAGCGATCTGAATACCCCACTGCGTGACCTGTGGAACCCTGACCGTTGCCCGGTCAAGTTCCTGCCCTATCTGGCCTGGGCGTTTTCGGTCGATCGCTGGGATGAGAAATGGACGCCAGCGGAAAAGCGCAAGGCGGTCAAAGACGCCTTTTATATCCATCGCCGCAAGGGAACGATCGCCGCCATCCGGCGCGTGATTGAGGCGATGGGCTATTCAATGTCAATCGCCGAATGGTGGCAGGTCGCCGACCCGCGCGGCACATTCCGTCTCACTATCGACGTGAACGACATCGGGATCACGGAGGAAATTGTCCGTGAGCTTGAACGGTTGATCGGTGATGCCAGACCCGTTAGCCGACACATTGCGCAATTAAGTATCGCGACGAAGGTCAGCGGCTTTATTTATTCCGCCGTCTCTGTGCATGACGGCGATATCGTCACTGTCTACCCCGCCGATTACGAGCCGGACGACAGCGTTAAATACAACGGCATTCCGCGCTTTGGTCGCGGCTATCACTATTCCGGGGGAAATAATGTCTGAGCTGAGCGAAGAAGCAAAATGGGAAGATTCGATATATCAAATCCAGCGCGGCGATGAAGTATCTGGCGGTCGTGATGGCGTGGCAAATAAGCCCACCCGGCAACTGGCAAACCGCACCCGGGCATTAAAAAATGACGTGGACAAACTCAACACGTCAGTGATGAGTGATGCCAAAATTTATGACAGTGCCGAAGAAGCGCAGGCAGCAATCACTGCCGGCACCGAAACCCGCAGGCTATTTACCGTCAACTCACCCATCACTGATTATTGGGTGGAGCAATACGAAAATGTTAACGGTATCGCTACACCGACCGGTAAAAAAATTGTCACCGCCGCATTTGTTGAAGCAGTGGAGGCTTTAGCTTCATCAACCGATAAGCGAACGCGGGGACTGTTGACCATTGAGCGCAATAAAAAACCCGTCGATTTTGTTAGCCGACAGGGTAAAAGCCTCTTCTCCATCGATAAATTCGGGAATAAAGAACTGCCTGGGAAATCATTCTCTGATTACATGAACGTTCTGCGAGAGTTGATCATCGGCCCGTCAGTGCTGCGCAGTGCTCGACCTGGTTTCCTCTTCAATCTCATTGCTGGCGGTTTCCGGCTACTGGCCGTTCGTGACGATGGCGCAGGCACGCTAGAATACCGTGGGATTCCGATTGAAACGCAATTGGGATTGTTGCAAAACACCTTTGGAGGGTTTGGCGACTCGTTAACGGATAATGGCATAACAAATGGGGTGTATAACGCCAAGTCGTGGCAAATGTGGGCCTCATTATTTAGCGATGGACAGCTTCAATATGTTGGGCAGTGGGCGACAGGTGGCATGGCTACAGAGGATATGATCCGCGTCCATTTAAAACCTGCAATCGCGGCAAAGCCACGGTTTATTACTTTTCTCGGTGGAAGAAATGACGTCATTAAGAAAAACAGCAACGGGAGCTTTATCTATTCCTTACCTGTAATAAAAAACAACATCAAATATATCCTTACCGAGTTTCGGAAAAATGGAATTATTCCTGTGGTCTGTTCTATGGCTGCACAGAATAATCCAGATCCCGCACTGAAAAATCGTGAAAACGAAATTAACGCATTCTTACGTGCAATTGCCATCAAGCGGGGATTCCCCTTCGTTGATATGCGATCGGTCACTGTCGACCCGGCAACGGATGGATGGAAAGCCGGATATAACGGCGTGCTTGAGTCTAATGGCCAACCAGACCCGTCTCACCCCACCGCCTTAGGTGCTTTCCATATGGGTAAGGCTCTGGCAGCGGTGCTTGCGCCTTATATGATGCCGGTTTATCCGCAGTTGGCCATTGCTAACCCCGTCACTCAGGGCGGAGCAAATGCGATTTTGAACCCCCTGTTTTTAGATGTGTCAGGTGGAACGCCTGCAAACTGGACAGTAGAAAGTGGAAAAGTGGAAATCACCACTGATCCGGCTGTTGTCGGCAATGTGCTTGTTGTAACAGGAACGGGTAACACGAGCGCGCGAGTCTCGCAGGTTGTCCCTGTTACGCCCGGCGAGTCGCGAAAATTCAGTTTTAAAGTGAATTTTGACGTCGATAAGGACAATGCGACAGCCTGTTTCCTTGAGGCCAATGATCCTGGCAATACGAACCTTGCCGGTATGCGCCCCTGGAATCAGTCTACTGAAGGTTTCAGGACTTTCAGCTACGACATCGTTGTCCCGGCAGGGGTAACTGAAATAAAGGTCACTATCGTGGCAAATGCGGCAAAGACCAGCATCGGTCAGATCGGGCTATTAAAACTGGAGGCAGTATGATTCTTCTTTGTGAGGGTGTTATTAGTGCCGGGGATCTGGATTTGGGTGAGCCAGAAATGCTGCTGAATGATAATTCAAGCGTCGCAACCTACGGCATGCAGGATAAATATGATTCCAGCGGAAACGCGCATAATCTGGTGACAGAAAACGAATTTACCCCGCTAGGCATGCACACGGTTGCCGATTCAGTGCATGGCGCAGATACGGGCATTATTGAAACCGACGAAATGACGTTTGCGCTTTGCATCAATATGAATAAACCCGCCGTTAGCGGTCGTCTCTTTTCCAACTTCTATCCCGGTGTCGCGCCATTTTCGGGCATTCAGTTGCGCATTGAACCCAATGGTGTACTGATTTTGCAAGTCGCCACTGGTGATGTGAACAACGGCCCGGCGGGAACCATTTCCGTGACCTCGGTCGAGAACGGCGGAGCCGTCGGGGGGTGGACGCGTTTCACAGTAACAATTTCGAATACCGAAGCATCGATTACGCGCGCCGCAGGTAATCGCGCAGTAACGCCAATCACGAAGCGAAACAAATCGACCCGACCGTTGATGTTGAATGGTTCTCCCAGCCCAGAGCAAAACATGGGCCTGCCCGGGATCATGGGCGCATTCGCTGTTTATGACAGAGTATTGACCGCCGAAGAGCAGACAGATAAGCGTGACAAACTGAAGACGGTCATGAGCTTACGCGGCGAATTCGTTAATTAACAGGTGGGGATATGGCCGATAAAAAGTTTCTCACGCTGATCACTGCCGCAGGTGCCGAACGTCTGGCAAATGCGGCGGTAACAGGCACGCCGGTAGCCATCGGAGAAATGGCCGTCGGTGATGGCGGTGGCCTTTTGTCGATGCCAGGTAGCGCCAGTGTCGGTCTGATCGGTGAACAGTACCGGGGCATACTGAATAAGCTGGTGATCGCCGACAGTGATGCCAGCGTGATCGAGGCTGAAATGATCATACCGCCACAAATTGGCGGCTTCTGGCTACGTGAGCTGGCGCTATACGCAGACGATGGTGAATGCATCGCCGTTGGCAACATGCCAGAAACCTATAAGCCATTGCTGGCCGAAGGCTCTGGCCGTTTCCAAATCATCAGGATGCAGTTGAAAATCAGTAGCACAGCGGCGGTGGAACTGATAGCTGATCCGTCTGTAATTCTGGCAACGGTCGAAGACATCAATGCCCAGGAAGAAAAGGTCAAAGACTATACCGATAACCAACTGTCAGACCATGAACAATCGCGCAATCACCCGGACGCAACGCTGAAAGCCAGAGGCTTTACCCAGTTGAGCAATGACACGGACAGTGATAGCGAAGACTTAGCCGCAACGCCAGCAGCAATCAAAGCGGCAATCAAAGCCGCAGTCGCCACAGCAGTGAGGCAGGCATGGGAGCTGGATAACCCGGTCGGATCTTCTCGTTTGTTCAACCAAAACTTAAATCCCAATGAACGTTGGCCGTGGTCAACGTGGGAGTATGCCGGCGAACACCTGACGATCAGAACGGCGAAAGCAGACGGCTCCGATGTTGGTACCCTGGGTGGCAGCGACACCGTGACAATTGCTCGCGCCAACCTGCCGGCGGAAGAAATCGACGTATCAGGGACGGCGCAAGATACCGACCTTGGGACTAAGCGCACCAAGCCTGGCGGTAAACACGTTCATCATGGCGTACCTAAACGAAACAGTGATTATGAGCTGGGCGGCAACAATCGGGTATTCTTCGACCCTTACCAGGAAGGTGAAACAGATGAAGCTGGCGAACACAATCACGAAATGGAGTTAGGCCCGCACGGCCACCCCGTTTCGGGGACAACTGACGCGCTGGGCCAAGGACAGGCGATCGGCATCGTTGAGCGGCACAAGCTGCAAATGCTGTGGCACCGTGTATCATAAGCTGTATTAGCTCAGACTTGGACTGACAGCTTTCGCGGATAGAACACAATTTTATCTGACAGTCGGCTTTGAGTAAGGAACGGATGTTGCTTTTACTCTCCTAAACTCACTAACATGGTTCTAAAATGTCTGGTAAACTTGACCTCATTCTGCATATCCTATTTACATAGAATGAAGCATAGATGGACATGTAATTAATAAAAAATATTGAAAATGTCTTAATAACGTTTAATATTTTCTTAGTGCCTGCGGAATGATGGTGCTTTGTGTGAAATTAACTAAAAATATCGTAAAAAACCAAAATTTCGATATTAAGTGAAATTTATTTTCGAGTTAAGCAAGGTTGATGGTTAACTTTTTATTCACGGAGTGTTTTATGATTCAAGAACTTACTTTAAAAAACTTTAAATCCTTTAAAAAATTAGATTCATTTAAAATAAATGATCTCACTGTTATTGCGGGTAAAAATAGCTGTGGTAAATCCTCTATACTTCAGAGTCTTTTATTGTTGAAGCAAACTTTAATAAAAAGAGATGGTGGCGAGTTGGAGTTAGAGGGGGAATACCTCACTTTTTCTAACTTAAAAGAAGTTTCATTTTCAATGCCTAGTGTAAATAGAGCTGGTATTGGATATGAGTTTCTAGTCTCAAACCGCTCAGGAAAAGGTCGCATTAATCTTTCATTTGGCAATGCTAAGAAATTAGAGCACTACTTGCCAATTGTGAGTGAGTATAAAGTTGAAATGCATAATGAGGATGGGGAAAATAAAAAAATAAACCTTCTAAATCATACATTAAAAAAGAAAGACTCCCCTGATTTTATGTCACCTTTATTTGAAAATGAACGAATGAGAATAAGCGATACGAAGACTGTTTTATCTTCTTTTTATCCAGTTGTTTTTTCGTTCAATTTAATAGAAAAAACAAGTAATGATAAAACCAGCGTGAATAAAGTTACATTTCCAATAGAGTTCTTCTTCAAGAGTGAAAAGCAATTAACCGACACATTAATTGAGGACATACGCAATATAAAATACCTTGGACCATTGAGAGCTTTACCAAAAAGAGCGTATGTGCACTTCACTGAGGTAGCATATGAGTTACTCCCATCTGGGGAGAATGCCGCCCATGTATTGTGGGCGCGGCAAAATGAGTCCGTAAAGTTTCAAGGAAAAGAGTATAAGTTGAAAGAAGCTCTAAATATCTGCATTGGAATGATGGGGTTAAGCCAAGAAATAACACCATCAAGAATAGGTGATTTAATTTATAAAATTAATCTAAAAAATAAGGATTGCAATGCTGATGTGACAATTTCTGATGTTGGGTTTGGTTATTCCCAAGTAATTCCTATTATATTAATGTGTTTATTGAGCAATCCTGGTGACTTGATTTTATTAGAACAACCAGAAATTCATTTACACCCTTCAAGTGCGGCAAATTTGGCTGATTTGTTTTTAGCTTTTATTGCAGATGAAAGGCGTATTATTGTTGAAACCCATAGCGCTGAACTGATTAGCCGACTCCGCCTTAGAGTAATTGAAAAGGTAGATTTAAAGGATAAAATCAATATAGCCTTCGTTGAAAGCTCTTCCGAGAAAGAAACGGAAGGGGCAACCATAAGACAATTCCATATTGATGAAAATGGCATGTTCCCAGAATACCCTGATGGTTTTCTTGATGAATCGACTAAGATAGCGGATTCAATAATAAAAGCTCGAATCTCAAAAAATGACTCTTTAAAAGCTCCGTGGGAAAAATAACATGGCTAAAGTCACATTCTGCCCTCATCATATAATCGATATCAAAGAAAATATTACTCCTGCGGAAATCGAAAAATTTTTTATAAAACCTTTGGTTGACTTTTTAAAAAACGCATTTAATAATGAACTAACTGTGTGTATATCTCAAACCCTTATGACTGAATTTGAGAATACTCATCCGTGGACATTAATGAGTGATCCGATTTGGAAAAGATGGATTAATGATTGGTACAGTCTTTTAAAACCTCTCCTTAGTAAAGCAGAAATCCTCAAGCATCCTATATTAGATGGTGAAGGTTTGACCCGTTGTGATGAACTTCCTGCACACATTAATAAAATATTTGACAATTTCCTTAATGCAATTGCAACACATACGTTGCCGAATAATTATAATGAAGAAGCAATCTTCACCCCAACACCATGGTGCGCTAATTTTGACGAATTCATTACAATAGAGAATCCTGAGCAGATAAATTTTGCCAAGTTTACGTGGTACAAAATTTATCCACACAGTCTTCCTTGCCAAGGTGAATTTCCTTTTGTACCACCTGATACATGGAGGCGAAATAATACACCTCGAAAAGGTAATGCTCCGCGTTACGGTTATATGGATTCATTACATCGCGAATGGTGTTGGGATTTACTTCATGATAATCATTGGGATGTGCAAAACGCAGGTGGCGGGAGAGATAATTATACAAACGTATCTCCCGAAGGGAAAATTCTAGACAATGATTGATTTTATTATTTACATAAATAATGATTTCATCACCAGAGTTGTTCTAGCTCTGTTAGAGCATACTCATATATATCATCGCAAATCATCTATTAGCTGCTGTGGGGATGAATGTAAGTTGGTGAGTAGTTTTATTATTTTTCGATAGGAAAGCTTTGTCTGGGCGTAAGCACATGCCGTAGTTCTGAAATGAAACAGGTCGTGATGAATAAACGGTAATCTGATCCTGTAAGTTTCGTTGTTAGCTAATATATAATTATATTTGCAACTTCCGCTCTTGGCACTGTGCTCCCTGTCAGATTGGTTTGGGCTCTGTGCCGTAGCAGTGCAAGATCAAGTCTTGAGCTACCCCCCATAAGCCCCGCCCGGGGCTTTCATTTTTCGTTAAACGCAGTCATTGTTATGCATTCCCGCCACTTAAGCGCCCAACACGCACCTTGTGCCATCCTTCACACAAAGCCCACCACATGCATTAACCGCCTGCCGCAGACACCATAGGGGAACACCGTTACAGGAGATCCACCTAATGGCCCAAGACTATCATCACGGCGTGCGCGTGCAGGAAATCAACGAAGGCACTCGCACCATCACCACCGTCAGCACGGCTATTGTTGGGCTGGTCTGTACCGGTGATGACGCCGACGCGAAAACATTCCCGTTAAACACGCCCGTATTACTTACCGACGTATTGACCGCCAGCGGTAAAGCCGGCGAATCAGGCACTCTGGCCCGTTCTCTGGATGCCATCGGCGACCAGACAAAGCCCGTTACCATCGTTGTGCGTGTCGCGCAGGGTGAAACCGAAGCAGAAACCACTACCAACATCATCGGCGGCGTGACCACCGAAGGTAAAAAAACAGGTATGAAAGCCCTGTTGGCCGCACAAAGCCAGCTTGGCGTAAAACCCCGCATTCTGGGCGTGCCCGGTCATGATAATGAGGCTGTAGCCTCCGAATTGCTGGCTATCGCGCAAAGCCTGCGCGGTTTCGCTTACCTGAGTGCCTACGGCTGTAAAACCGTGGCAGAAGCCATCGACTACCGTAAAAATTTCAGCCAGCGTGAAGCCATGCTGATTTGGCCGGACTTCCTGAGCTGGGATAGCGTGACCAACGCATCGGCAACCGCCTACGCGACTGCCCGCGCATTGGGGCTGCGCGCCAAGATTGATGAGCAAACCGGCTGGCACAAAACCCTGTCAAACGTTGGCGTCAATGGCGTGACCGGCATCAGTGCTGACGTATATTGGGATTTGCAGGATACGGCCACCGACGCCAATCTGCTGAACCAAAATGACGTTACCACGTTGATCCGCAAAGATGGATTCCGTTTCTGGGGTTCCCGCACCTGCTCTGATGATCCGCTGTTCCAGTTTGAGAACTACACCCGCACCGCGCAAGTGTTGGCCGACACCATGGCCGAGGCGCAAATGTGGGCCGTTGATCAGCCTATGCACCCTTCCCTTGCCAAAGACATTATCGAAAGCATCAAGGCCAAATTCCGTGAGCTGAAATCCGGCGGCTACATTATCGACGGCGACTGCTGGATGGATGATGCCGCCAACGATAAAGACACGTTGAAAGCAGGCAAGCTGATCCTGGACTACAACTACACGCCTGTGCCGCCGCTTGAAAATCTGCTGCTGCGCCAGCGCATCACCGACCAATATCTGATGAATTTTACTCAGAACGTGAACAGCTAAGGGGGACGCGATGGCCTTACCACGCAAACTGAAATTCCTGAACTTGTTCAACGACGCCAATAACTATCAGGGCGTCGTTGAAGAAATCACCCTGCCGAAGCTGACGCGAAAGCTTGAACAGTATCGTGGCGGCGGCATGAACGGCAGCGCCGGCGTTGATCTGGGGATCGATGATAGCGCACTGGATGCTGAAATCACCCTCGGCGGCATTGAGGCTCAGCTTTATAAGCAGTGGGGGATCGCCAAGGTTGATGGCGTACTGCTGCGTTTTGTTGGCTCTTTCCAGCGCGATGACACCGGCGAAATTGTCGCCGTAGAAGTGGTCATGCGTGGTCGTTTTTCTGAGTTTGACTTCGGCAACTACAAACAGGGCGACAACACCCAAACCAAACTCAGCGCCAAAAATACCTATTACAAGCTGACGATGGACGGCGCTGTCCTGCTTGAAATCGACGTGGTGAACATGATCGAAATCGTGGATGGCGTCGACCGCCTGGCAGAACACCGCCGCGCTATCGGCCTGTAACTGGCCAGCCCACTTGCACAGGTGTTTCCATGGCCCCGGTCTGGGGCCAATAAACCAGAAAAAATGAAGGTTAAACAATGAAAAGCGATAAAACCGTAAACACTGAAATTGATGATGGCCAGGGCAATACCGCTACCGAATTGTTGAACAAACCGGTGATCCTGGACGTTCCTGTCCTGCGCGGCACTACCCAGATCACCGAAGTGACCGTCAACAAGCCTAACGCCGGCGCGTTACGTGGCACCCGGTTGCAGGAGTTGATTGAAACTGACGTCAATTCACTGATCACCGTGTTACCGCGTATCACCTCCCCGGCCCTAACGGCTAACGAAGTCTCCAGCCTGGATCCGGCAGACCTGTATCAGTTATCCCAAGCGTTGGCGCTTTTTTTCTTACCGAGTTCGGTCAGATCAGATTTCCTCAACAGCTAACCGTTGAAGACCTGACGGCGGACATTGCCGCCGTTTTCCACTGGCCGCCAACCGTGACCGACCTGATGCCGCTGGCCGAACTGTTGGAGTGGCGGCACAGAGCTATTATCCGCAGCGGGGCAAGTGATGAGTGACAAAAACCTACGCTTGCAGGTTTTACTGAGTGCGGTCGATAAAATCACCCGCCCGTTTAAATCCATGCAAGCCAGCAACAAAGCGCTGGCCGCGTCTGTTAAAGCCACAAAAGACCAGTTAAAACAGCTTGATACTCAGGCTGGAAAAATTGACGGTTTCCGCAAGACAAAGACCCAGGTTGCCGCCGCTGCGCAAGCGCTGAACGCTGCCCGTGAAAAAGCGCGCGATCTGGCTGTAGCATTGAAATCCACAGAAGGCCCGACCGCCAAACAGGCCCGCCAATTTCAGAAAGCCAGGGAAGAAGCGGCCAAGCTGCAACAGAAATTCGCGGATTTACGGCTTTCACTGCAAAACCAGCGCACCGCTCTGCAAAACAGCGGCGTGGCAACAAATCGATTGGGTGAGGCTCAGCGTTCTCTGCGGTCAAACATCACCGGGGTGACGGGTGCATTAGCCGCGCAGCAGAAACGATTAGACCAGCAGGCCCAGCAGCAAAAGCGGCTGAATGCCGCGCGCCATCAGTTTGATGAAAGCAATCAGCGCAAAGTGATGGCCGCCGGGGTGGGTTATACGTCAATGGCCACCGGGCGCGCCATGGGCCGTGGACTGGTTGGCGCTCTGCATGTGGGCTATGACTTCGATGCGATGATGAGTAAAACCCAGGCAGTGACGCGCATCCCAACCAAAGCCGATCCGCAAATGCAGTCATTACGGCACCAGGCGCGAACCTTGCCGCTATCGTCGAAATTCACCGATCTCCAGGTGGCCGAGGGGCAATATTTTCTTGGCAGAACAGGCTACTCACCCCAACAAGTTTTAAAGGCGATGCCAGGGATGTTGAATCTGGCCGCTGCCGGTGACATTGACCTTGGCACCACGGCAGATATTGCGTCAAACATCCAAACGGCCATGGGGATCCCTGCGGAAAAAATGGACAGGGTTGCAGACGTACTCACTGCCCTGTTTACCCGAAATAACGTTGATATCCCCATGCTGGGTGAATCACTGAAATATTCCGCCGGTGTGGGGCGTGAGTACGGGCAAAGCCTGGAAACCGTGTCCGCTGCCACGGCGATCATGGGTAATGCCGGTATTCAGGGGAGCCAGGCAGGTACAGCGATGCGCGCCATTCTGAGCCGTATCGGTAACAGTGCCACGGTTAAAAAGCTGGGCGTAACAACCAAAGACAAAGACGGCAATATGCGTGATCTGGTCGATATTTTAAAAGATATCAATCAGAAAACGTCAAAAATGGGGAACGTCGATCGCGGCAAGATTTTTAAAGACATTGCCGGTATGTATGCCGTCACCGGATTTGGTGAACTGATGCGGGCGGTATCGGACGGTAAGCTGCAACAAATGCGCGGCGCGCCGGGTGAGTATGACGGGGAGGCAAAGCGGGTTTCCAACACCATGCTGGATAACATGAAAGGCGACATGACGATGTTACATGCCGCCCTGGAAAATATCAGCGTTGAATTATTTGAAAAAAATGACGCCTGGCTGCGTAAAACGGCAAAAGGCATCAGCAACTTTTTACATGGCGTTGCTGAGTTCCTGAAAGCTCATCCGAAAGTCAGCGCCGCCCTCGTCAAGATTGGCGCAGCGGCAGCCATTTCAACCACCGTTTTCGGCACACTGGCCATCGCTGTTGTCGGTCTACTGGGGCCGTTCGCCCTGCTCCGATTCAGTACACGCATACTGGGGATCCGTCTATTGCCCCAACTGTCACTCAGCATGCTGAAATTTGCCAGCACCACACCGATCACTAAAAAACAGGTTGTAGGCTTTAGCCAAAAACTGCTGGAAGCGGGAAAGAATGCACTGACCTTTTCCAAACAACACCTTAGCAGCGCTGGGCGCGCCGTCGCGTCTTTCGCATCATCACCGCTACAAACTGCAACTAAAGGGATTAAAGGCATTGGCCGCGTCTTTACCTGGCTGGCTACGTCCCCGTTGCGGTTCCTGCGTTTTGCCATGGGCGGCCTGGGGAGCATGTTCGGTATTTTGGTTAGCCCGCTTGGGTTGATTGCTGCCGCCGTCGTCGGCGCAGGCCTGCTGATTTATAAATACTGGAATCCAATCAAAGCATTCCTGGGTGGCGTGGTTGACGGTTTCAAAGCTGCGGCAGCCCCCATCAAAGACGCTTTTGCGCCGCTGATGCCGGTATTCACCTGGATTGGTGACAAGATTAAGGCCCTGTGGGGTTGGTTCACCGATCTGTTAACTCCGGTGAAGTCGACGAAAGACAACCTGGACAGTGCTGCATCGGCGGGGAAAAAGTTCGGCGAGTTTCTGGCGTCAGGCATTGAATTAGCGCTTACTCCGCTAAAATTGCTCGCAGATTCAATTAAGTGGGTTTTAGATAAACTGGATGAAGTTAAAGCCAAATCGGATAAAACCCGTCTATTAGCACAGACAAACCCCGGCGTTGCCGATGCGGCACGCCGGGCCGGTGTGGTCATGACGCCAGGCCCGCAAGGCAATTCAGCGGCAGCAATACGCAATAGGTATACCGGCGAACACGACAGCGGCGGCAGGATCCCCTTGGGGAAATTTGGCGTCGTGGGCGAGTATGGCCCGGAAATTGTCAACGGGCCGGCGAATGTCACCAGTCGCAAGAATACCGCAGCCATGGCGGCAGTGGCCGCGTTATTTATGGGTGGCCCTGCTACCGCTGCGGGCGCCCTCTTGCATCCCTATAGCCTGCCAGGGAGCCAGTACCAACGCGGAACCACTTCATCGCATCACCAGGGCGGTGATACTTACATCGACATTCACGCCCCTATTCAGATTTTCGCTCAGGCCCACCACACCCCACAGGACATTGCGCGGGAAGTCGCACGGCAACTGGATGCACGGGAACGGCAGGCAAGATCCAGGGCAAACAGCAGTTTTAACGATATCGAGTGAGGACGATAACTATGATGATGGCATTAGGCATGTTCGTGTTCATGCTGCAAACCGTTCCATACCAGGAGTTTCAACACCAGATGGCCTGGCGGCATCCGACCAATAGCCGCGTCGGACTTCGCCCACAAAGCCAGTTTCTGGGGCCGGATGATGAAACCATCACGCTAAGCGGCGTTTTGCTGCCGGCATTAACCGGGGGCCGGATTTCCCTGATGGCTATCCAATTAATGGCGGAAACCGGCAAGGCCTGGTCATTGATTGAGGGGAGCGGCGCAATACATGGCATGTTCGTGATCGAAAGCCTGAGCCGCACCAAAACTGTATTTTTTGCGGATGGCTCAGCCCGTCGTATTGAGTTCACCATCATGCTCAAGCGCACGGATGAAGGACTAAAAGACATGTTCGGCGATTTGTCTCAGCAATTTGAAAACCTGGCCGAGCAAGTTTCCGATACCGTCGGCGGGTTCCTGTCATGAGCCTGATCGATACGTTAGACAAACTCGGCGGCGACAATACCCCGGCGTACTCGCTTAGCATTGAGGGCGTTGATATCACCGGTAAGGTGAAAGAAAAATTAATCAACCTGACGCTAACGGATAACCGGGGCTTTGAGGCTGACCAGATCAATATTGAGCTTGACGATAGCGAAGGCAATTTGAAGCTGCCCCGCCGTGGCGTCAGCCTGGCTGTTGCACTTGGCTGGAAAGATACCGGAGTGATCGATAAAGGGACGTTTGTTGTTGATGAAATTGGTCACGCTGGCGTACCTGACGTATTAACCATAACAGCCCGCAGTGCCGATTTCCGGCAAACATTGAACGTGCAGCGCGATGCCTCTTATCATAAAAAAAACCTAGGGGACATTGTCCGAACCATTGCCGGCCGAAATAAGTTGGCGGCAGTCATCAATAATAATGTGGCAGACATTCAGATCGGACATATCGACCAAACTACCGAATCAGACGGGAGTTTTATCACCCGGCTGGCAAAAGAGAATGGCGCTGTGGCCGCAATAAAAAACGGCAATCTGCTGTTTTTTAAGCAAGGACAAAATATGACCGCCGGGGGAAAACCGATCCCGGCAATCCTCATTAACCGCCAGTCAGGTGATAGCCATCAATTCACGCTAACCGATCGGGGGGCCTATACCGGTGTTGTGGCCAACTGGCTGAATACCCGCACAGCAAAAAGCGAACAGGTTAAGGTTAAACGCCGTCGGGTGAAAAAGCCCGTTGTTGTCAATGAAAAACAAGGGGAATACCTGATCGGCAGCGATGAAAATGTGTTGGTACTGCGTCATACCTACGCATCAAAATACAATGCACAGCGCGCGGCAAAGGCGAATTGGGAACGTATTCAGCGTGGTGTTGCAACCTTCTCTATTCAGCTTGCCCACGGGCGCGCAGACATTTACCCGGAAGCACCGGTCACGGTTTCAGGTTTCAAAAAAGAGATCGATGAGGCCAACTGGACGTTGGTTAAAGTGACTCACTCACTGAACAACAGCGGTTTTACTACTGCCCTCGATTTGGAGGTCAAGATTGACGATCTTGAAATGGAGTGATGCAAAACAGCAATAATTGTGCATAATTATTAGCAATACTGACCATAGTCAGGGCATCTCGGAGAATCCCGCCATGATGCATTGCCCACTTTGCGGCCAGGCCGCACACACCCGATCATCAAGCTATATCACCTCAACCACTAAAGAACGTTACAACCAATGCACCAACATCAATTGTGGGGGCACATTCGTGAGTCATGAAACCTTTACCCGTATGATTTCACAACCGCAAACCGTGGATCCTGTTCAGCCTCACCCCAAAAGTAGCGGACAAACCTCACTGATCTTCGGCTAATTAGGCTGCCCGCAGAGGTGGGCAGTTGTACGGACTCACTTACCCTGCGGCCTCAATGTGGACATTGAAAATAAAAAACACTTATAAATCAATAGAAAAACCAATAAAAAAGGGAGGCTTTCGCCTCCCTTAAAACTCCCCTGCCTGACCTGAATTAATGGTTACGGATGTACTCGTCCATATCCGTTTTCAGGTTGTCAGATTTGGTGCCAAAGATAGCCTGAACACCCGAGCCTGCGACGACAACGCCGGCAGCACCCAGTTTTTTCAAGCCAGCCTGGTCAACCTTGCTCACGTCCGCCACGCTAACGCGCAGTCGGGTGATACAGGCATCCAGGTTGGTGATGTTCTCTTTACCACCGAAAGCCTGAACCAGTGCTGCAGACATTTCAGAACCGCCCTGGGCAACCTGCTCAGAAGCCGTGTCTTCGCGACCTGGTGTTTTCAGATCCAGTTTGGCAATCAGCACGCGGAAGATGGTGTAGTACACCAGACCGTAGATGATACCGACCACTGGGAACAGCCAGATTTTGCTGCTGTTACCGCTCAGTACGATAAAGTCGATCAGACCGTGCGAGAAGCTGGTGCCGTCACGCATCCCCAACAGGATACAGATCGGGAACGCCAGGCCAGCCAGAATGGCGTGGATTGCGTACAGGATCGGCGCAACGAACATGAAGGAGAACTCGATCGGTTCGGTGATACCGGTCAGGAACGAGGTCAGCGCAGCGGAGATCATGATACCGCCGACTTTTGCGCGGTTTTCCGGCTTGGCCGAGTGCCAGATGGCAATCGCAGCAGCAGGCAGACCGTACATTTTGAACAGGAAGCCACCGGACAGTTTACCCGCAGTCGGGTCACCTGCCATATAACGTGGGATGTCGCCGTGGAATACCTGGCCCGCCGCGTTGGTGTATTCACCAATCTGCATCTGGAAAGGTACGTTCCAGATGTGGTGCAGACCAAACGGCACCAGCGCACGTTCAACCACGCCGTAGATACCAAATGCCACTACCGGGTTCTGATACGCAGCCCACTGGGAGAAGGTCTGGATAGCCGTACCGATAGGAGGCCAGATGAAGGACAGCACTACGCCCAGAACGATTGCCGCCAGGCCGGAGATAATCGGCACAAAGCGCTTACCGGCAAAGAAGCCCAGGTATTCCGGCAATTGAATGCGGAAGAAGCGGTTAAACATATAGGCCGCGATGGAGCCGGAGATAATCCCCCCGAGCACACCGGTATCCGCCAGGTGTTTGGCCGCGATCTCTTCAGCCGGCAGGTGCAGCACCAAAGGCGCTACTACCGCCATGGTTTTCACCATGATGCCGTAAGCCACTACTGCGGCTAACGCGGAGACACCGTCGTTATTGGTGAAGCCCAGGGCAACACCGATGGCGAAGATCAGCGGCATGTTGGCGAAAACGGAACCGCCGGCTTCCGCCATCACGTGGGAGACTACCGCAGGTAGCCAGCTAAAGTTGGCGGAACCGACGCCCAGCAGGATACCTGCGATAGGCAATACGGACACCGGCAGCATTAGCGACTTACCTACTTTTTGCAGGTTTGCAAATGCGTTCTTGAACAT